TGCTGAAGTTACTACACATGAATAGATTTTTGCAGTTCTAATTGTTGCCCAGGAAAAACCTTGCTCTAAAACAAAATTTCCTAATGTTTTTGAAATTGCAAAATATCTATTAGTATTAAAACTAACTCCACTTGCTCCGTCAACTAAATCAACTAAGCATCTTGCATAGTTCTCATTACTGTCTATAAATTCTAAAATTATTTTAAGACTATCTGGATTTGTATGACTAGAAGCATTTTTGTTTACAAGAGAAAATGCAATTTTAATTTTATCAGATAATGAATTTTGAGACAGGTTAATATTAAGCCCAATTTTTTGTATGTTATATTGTTCTGTTAAACTAGTCGTAACATCTGTAATATCTTTAATTGCACTATAATTTCCTTTTACAAAAATCATATTATTAAAAAATCTACATCTTTCATTTCTTTCATTTCTGCCTGCTTTAAAAAATATAGGATTGTCTGCTGCTGATTGAAAAACACTTAACTCAGTTGCAATAATATTAGTGTTTAATGGATCATCAAGGGCTGTTGTAATTGGCGAACTAACATCTTCAAAGGTAGTATTGCCGTGCTGCCATTGTTCTTCTTCTGTAAATAATAACAATGGTCTGCTATCAAAACCAGAAGCATCTGGATTACCTCCCGCAGAAAAAATACCAATTTCTGTAATTTCATATCTTTCTGTTGTTGGAAGTTCTGAAGTAAATACTATTTTATTTACTCCATCTTCTTCTACATATCCCCTTGAAGAAATAGGAACCCTAAACATTTCAAAGTCTAAAGTATCTTTAGTAGAATATTCTCCATAAGAGTCTTCAGTTGTTAGTGGCTGAGCCCCGCAACCAAAAGCCATATAAGATGCGTAGGCAGGCGTGATTCCTATTAGGTATTTTGCAATAATATCTTTTCCTTTATTGGTTATCACGATTCCTCATTTCCAAGATTTGTCTTATATATTGTACCACTTTGAAGAGTTTCAATCTGAATACTTTCTCTTACCCCTAAATTTATTGCCTCTATAACTATTGCACCCATTGTTAAATCTGATACAGTTATGCCACCCTGATCATTCCTATAAACATTTATTCCATTTGGCCCACTGCCCACGTTTGGAATCTTTGTTTCTAATTTAATTGGAAAATTTAAAAAATATGTGTCTGAAGTATTTTGAAGAGCAATAATTTTTTTAGGATTTAACGCTCTTATTATTTCTGCCATATTTGCAATTGGTTGATAAAAGGTTGTGCCAGTATCTAATTTTGCAGTATTTGTTAAAGACAATAATGCAAGTCCATTAATTTGTTCAAAAAATAAAAATTTAATAAAATCTTGATCTACATCTGCATCACCTTCTTTATCTCTATCAAACCTAACATATTGTGGAGTTGCAATTTTTACTGGAGATCCTGTTGGAGGCGGTGGCGGAGGAACTGGAGGTGGCGTTGCTGATAAATATTTTTCTTCACCAGTTGATCCCGTTGATCCAGTTGATCCTGTTGATCCAGTTGATCCTGTTGATCCAGTTGATCCTGTTGATCCAGTTGATCCTGTTGATCCAGTTGATCCTGTTGATCCAGTTGTTACATCTTTGATGGGGGTTGAAAGACCTGGAATTGGGGTTAGCCACCATTCACTTGTCAAATTTATATCATCACCCTTTATATCTTTGACTATATTTACCCAGTCGTTTTCTTCTTCATTTCCATATATATCCATTATGTTACACCTCACTCAAATATACAGTCATATCTGGCCCTTCTAAACTTCTTGAATATTCTATATTATAAATAACAAATCTTGAAGATGTTGGTGCTACAAGATCTAATCCGCTATTATTTTTATAATCAATTGAAACAATATCGCCTAATTGAATTGTTGGATTAGCAAAAATTCTTAACCCAATTGATTTTCTTGGAACCATTAACTTCTGAAGTAGCCAACCCATTAATTCTTCCGCTTCTTCTGTTGTTTGTATATACTCAACATCTATATTAAAGTCTGTTCTTCCGTGCTTAAGTCTACTTAATTTAAGATTATTATATTTTTCTTTTTCTAGTTTTGGTGAATATACTATTACATCACCTTTAAGTTCTGGGTCTGAAAAATTTGATCGTTTTTTAAAATAATCATCTACTGTCAATTCGCTACTACTGTCACTAGTAAAAGCAATTCCCATAATTCGCAAAGTATTAGACACATCAGTACCAAGATTTAAAGTGGCATCTGTTGCATTAAATACTAAAAATTCTGCTCCATAGGCATTTGCTTGAAATCCAGAAATTGTATATTCTTTTAATTTGTCTGGTGCCATTACTATTTTTGCATACAGTGCTGGATACGCATTGTCAAATCTTGCATTAATATATGCACACTCTCTCATTATTGTTCCAAATTCATCATAAAAAATGCTACGTGTTGGCGTTGTTATTGTATTAATACCTTTTAAATAAGCCTCTTGTAAAATTCCACTTAGTGCATATTTTTTAATAGCATCATTTGCTGTAATTGATCTAGTTGAAAAAGTTCTTGATATTTGATTGTTGATTTCAAATCCAGTATTTTTTGAATAGTTATCTGATAAAGCATAAATATTTTCAAACATACATTTTGAAGATCCACGTACAAACAAAGCCGTTGATCCATATTTTTTCAAAGGGTCTAAGTCGTCAACTTGAGCAATAAGTTCATTGTTAATATACAAGTAAAACCTTCTTATATTGCTATTTGCTAAGTCTTCATATTCTACCGCTAAATCATATATGCTAATATCTGTCTCGTTATATTTTCTTGATAGTCCAAAAAATTCTCCAGGATCGTAGTTAACTGTTTCATCATAAGTACTAAATAATTTAATTGGAACTGCCTTGGTTTGGCCAACACCTGGAACTATTTTATAAAATATAACGTTATGCGGCGAATTTTTTGAAGGTTTATTGTCTAGTGCAATTATTTCAAAATAATATCCTAAATTTGTTTCTGGATTTAACAAAACTGCAATTCCTCCAGAGTTGCCAGATGTAAGAACAGATTGTTCTGGAGAAATTGTTGTATTTGTTGTAGCAGTAGCAGATACATTGTTTCGATAATAAATCATTCCATTTAATGGAATTGAATTAAAAAGTACTTTTCCATCTTGTGTAACTGTTTCACCTTGTGGTTCTCCAATAATTCTAACTCTAGTTCCAAAATGTTTAAAGACAGACTGATCCAATGTTTTATAAACATAAAATAAATTATCAATTGCGGATGAATCTGTTGTTGTAGAAAAATCTTTACCTTGAAAAACAAGAGCAGAGGATTGTATAAGTCCTTTATTTTTTGCTGGATCTATAATTTGAACAGAGGCCGTTTCGGTTTCTGTATGTTCATGCTCTGATAAAAATCTTTTAATTACTCCATTTATTGATGTTGCCGTTGCAGAAGAAACTCCAGCAGCAACAGTGCCATTTACGGTTCCTGAAAAATCTGTTCCTCCAAATAAATGTTCAGAAGACATAAGAACGCCTTTACGATTAGCAGCACTGTACCAGTATGGGTCTAGAGAGGCTGTATGATTTTGAATTACGGTTCCAAATTGCGCCCTTCCGTGTTGAATTACTGCACCATTAACCATCTTAGTAACTCCGTTAATGGTTTCATAATATGGTTCTGCAAAAATTCTTATTTTTCCCGTTGCAAAAATTTTTCCACCAAATTTTAATCTATTTAAATAATTTTTATATTCAGTATCACTACTTATCCAAACATTTCCAAATCCTTCAACTGAATGCTCTACGGCATCATATCTAATTATTTCTCCACTTGAATAAAAATATCCTTGTTGCCTAGATATTAAATATACGCTTTCACCAAAATCAAAAGTATTGTTAATAAGTTGATTGTTAACTACAGTTGGAGCAACTTGAGTAAGAGTTGAGTTTAACGCAAGTGCCGAAAGAGTAAATCCGCTTGATCTACTATCCTTTAATTTTTCTTGATCTGAAAGTTCCCACAAAGAAGACGGTGTGTATACCCAATATTTATTTTCTGCACTTGATGGGACTTTTTCACCAAATGCAGAAAATGTTTTTTCAATGTACCGTGTTTTATAATTAATTTTGCCATCATTATATATTTTTTTATCTTCTGATACAATTTCAATTATGTTAGGAAGTTTTTTACCAGTAATTAATTTATTCCCAACAATACCTATATCTTCATTTGTTTTTGATCCAATCAAAGTAGTGTCTGTTGATCTTTGTGTTGCTGTTGGCATTAAATAGTTTTTGCTCATTGCAATAAAATTATTGTATTCATCAAAAAACATTGCTGTTTGTGTTGAAGTAGCCAGAGTATTTAAAACTTCTGCAACATTTGTATCTGGGCCAACATAAAAATAAGGAATGATTGGGTCTGATTCTCCTTCAATTCTTTTATAAATGTAGTTACTAAAACCAACAGAATCTAATAAAATTGATATTGCATAACTAATAGATACATTTGTAAGAAATAATTTTGGTGCTGTTATTGATTCAAAATAAAAATAAAAATCTCTTAA